TTTTCATCAGCCCTCCGCTTGGGGTCAAAATACAATGCAGGCGCCGCCGCGCCTTCTCGCTTCACGGATGTGATGCGCGCTACCCGAGCCGGTCAACTAGGATTAGATGACGAGGCTCACGTTTGGCAGGATGAGCCAGACGACGACCAGACGGGTTATTGGTCCGGAGGTAGCGAAGAATCATTTTTATCTCCCCCGGCGGATTTGGGGATAAGCCCGACAAGCTTGCGTGAAAACGCCGAGCTTGTGTTGGAGAGAGCCGACAAGTTGTGCCAACAGGCTAACGCGAAGGTAATCGACGTTCTTGAGCGTTCACGGTGGAATTCACACTACCCCGTGATGCGTACTCACCACTTGCAACAGCGCCCATTCCGGCCGAGCATTTTCACTGCCGCCGCGAGAGGGGTCCGTTACTTGTGTGTCATGAACCGTTTTGAGAGCCTAGCCCGATCCTGTGAGAACAACACCCGTCGCTTTTGTCCGAGTTTGCGCAAGAACATCATGTCTGCGTTGTCGAACGTACCGTTCGTCCATGTCCCCAAAGGACACTCACACCCAGAGGCTGCGCGTGAGCGCACTTCAGTGAACCTCCATATCCAAGAAGTCATGCTGGTTAATGGTCTTAAGCCGTACGTGGTTAGTGCTGGCCCCCGCGATGTATACCGTGATGTTAACGGTACTCATGTCCACGGGTGTCGCCTACCGTACTTTGCGAAGGACCTGACAGTCAAGAACTTCATGGATGAGGTGGAACCTGATGATGCCTTTGTTTTCGTCGATGTGGATTATTATACCCACATGCCAACCTGGCTACGTTTTGGGCGAGTGTGCATATTGTACACTTTCGTCCCTGAGGACGCGGCCGGGACAGTGCCCGACGGAGTGTATGAGATGTTTGAAGGAGTGTACAAGGATCGAGCGGGTCAAGCCGACCACACTGGCACGATGGTTCGCTTGCAGGTGTCTGGGGGCGAGGTTTACGAACACCCGCTTTGGGACTACTCACGATCTCATGTGACCGTGGACGATTGGTGGGGCAACCGCATAGTTTATCTTGTGGAGACCCGCCGTTGTCCATCGGGGCGTAGGATCGTGTGCTTTTTCCCCGAGTCGGTAACCGCTTGGCCGTATGGCCGGGCCGTGTCCGCCGAGCCCCTCACCCGCCTTTGCGCCACCCATCGAGGCATACCCGTTCTTGAGTTACCAATCGAGCGGAAGGTGTCTGTAGGGTGTCCCGGAACGATGCGATCGGTACGCTTGTCAACCCTGGACTACATGTCGTGGATGCAAAAGTTCAACAAATCGAAGACCCGACCCGTTGGTGATGTGGAAAAGTGGATGAGAGGATCCGAAGATGCCGATACGAAAGCTGCTGCCCAATCTTGGCACGCGATAGTGTACATGCTCCTTGAACAGGGGTGGTCACCAACGCATGCTGAGGGACTCGGCCGGTTGATCGACACTGGAGACTTGAAGTTTCACGAAGTACCTCGCTACTGTGACGCGGACATCGAGACGTATGTTCTTGACCGGCAGGACGGACAGGAAGATGGGGTTGGTTTAGATGACAACCCCATGGCTCATTGTGTTGCGCCACCTTTGGTGACGTTGCCCACTCCCGTACCGGCGAAATGCCGGGCTAACGCTTACATGGCAGTCCAATTGCGCGTCAAAAATACCCAGGAGAAATTCAAGGGTCATGTCGTGCCAACGGACTGTCGTACGTTTGCCTGGGAATTCGTGCGCTCAATCCTGGACAACATCCGTGGACGCGCTGCCCCCATTGACTTGGACGCATTGGCGGACATTTGGACCCGGCCGACTCAACGACAAAATTTGGCACAGTTACCATCCTGGAATGCCCCTGAACCCGACATTGATCGTGGTTTCATGAAGGCAGAGACGGGAGCTAAACCGCGCCAGATTGTCAATAAGTCCGTCGAGCACAATGCTCCGCTAGGCTGCTACATCCACCCCATTATGGAGCTCCTGAAGAGGGAGTTCAAGTGGGTTGGTTGCGGCCTGGATCCAGTCAGTTTGGGACATCGCGTCGCGGCTGTTACGTGCGGGACTGACGTGCCTTTTTCGGTGCGGGCCCGTTTCGGCATGCACGCAAAACTGACCACCACCCATGAGGGCGATATCACCAATTGCGACGGTTCGCAGTTGCGGTGGCATCGCGATCATCTCATTGATCCGATATTGATCGGCATCACTGCTCCGGAATACCGTGAGGACTTGCGAAACCGGCTCAAAGAAGAGCGGGCGGGAAAGCAGGTAATCATGGCCGAGGGGCATCGCTACACTTGTGGCGATGAGTTGACCAGCGGTACATCGATGACTACAATTGCGAACATTCTCAAGGTCGCGTTTGGTGACTTCGTCGCGCTCCGGCGCATTGGGTTGACGGTTGCAGAGGCGTTGGCATGCCTTGGGGTTTACTGTGGCGATGACAGCCTCATGGTTGCACTACCGGATCCGACACTTGCTACGGCTCGCGTGCGAGCGCTGTTTGATTTGGGCATGGATCAGAAGATGATCGTTCGAAATTACCCAGATCCCCCTACCTTCCTCGGGTCCTTTCATTATGGGGCGTGGGTCGAAGAACCGATGGACGTCATGATAGATTTCTGGAGGACCGTACAGAAACTTCATGTGTCGTGCAACCGTTCTGTCGAACCGCTTCAGGCGTTGGCCAACAAGGTGGCCGGCTTAGCGGCCGGTCCTGCGTTGTCCGATCCTTTGTTGGGACCTTGGCTGGACAAGATGGACTCGTTGCTGGATCAGCAGAGGGTGCGTGCGCGCCTCTCAACTATGACCAGTGATGAGGCTTACCGCGTCAAGACCGATATGAGGTTGGATTATGTTGCTGGAGCACAGGAGCGTAGGTTGCGACTTCGCGCGGAGTGGTCCATGGTAACGGGGGTTGATCAGGGTGATCTCGACGAGATTCTGGCGCAGATTGATCGCGCAACGTCCATCGATGAGATGCCGCGCGGGGTCCTGGACAATGTGCTTGTGGCGAAGAAACTCCTTCCTGGAGTGACAAACCACGGCACTATCGTCCCGGATGTCGGTCCTCCCGCGGACGACAAACTATCGGATGTCAAACAACAGCAATCGCCGCGCGCGCCGAAAGGCGCAGGCAACGACCGTCGTCGTGATGCCCCCGCCCGCCGCCAAGGCAATCCCCGTCGTAAGACGGAGGCGAGCCAAGGCCACGCGGGCAATCGGCGTCCCCCGCCCGATCCGGACGGGTGG